GCTGTAGCCTCTCTGCAATCTCTCTTAATTTCATTGCACCATTGTTTTTAATTGCGATATTAACACAATTCATATCTTTTTTATAGTCAATCCAGCAGCGGCATTCCTTAATTGGACAGGTCACATCTAATTCAATACATTTTTTAGCGCATTCTATCATAGTTCCGGGTACTCCTTGGCAAGAACATCAAATATATCTTCGATTTCTCCATCATTAATACCAAATTTTGATGCAAGCTCTTCTCCTGCTTGCTTCAGTTTATCTGACTTGTGGTGACGTTGGGCAGACTTAACACTGCTGTTTTGGAGCTTCCATGCGTCGAACCACTCCATAAAGCGCTCATCCTCTTGTAAAAAAGCTTTTACAGCCCCCCTTAAAAAAGCCGACTGGGTGACACCATGATGATGAAGCTTGATCTTTAAATCAACTTTATGTGATTGTGGAAGATTTGCGTATATTTTTTCAGCAGGCTCATCCCATTGTTTTTTAGGCATCGTACCTCCACTTAATATGGGTATTACTTTCTGCTAATCCTGATTGGGTTTGGCGAACAAATTGAGCATTCTCTCTTAACTCTTTGAGATTGCGAGCGCCGCTATATGATAAACCGCTCCGTATTCCATTTTCTAGCTCTTGTAATATATTAATAACGGGCCCTTTATATGGAATAACTGTAGTGACGCCTTCCAGAGAGGACACGTTGCCACGCCAATCCATTTGTGCATCTTTGCTTGCCATTCCGCGATACGACTTAAGCTTTTTATCCATTTGATGGATAACATCTCCTGGTGCCTCGGTTGTCCCGGCGAGCAAAGACCCTACCATAACAAAATCAGCACCTACTGCGAGTGCTTTTACAATATCACCAGAATTCTTAATACCGCCATCAGCAATAATTTTTATATCTGGGAACTTATCTTTAATTCGTGTACAATCGATAATCGATGCTAGAGTTGGCACCCCATGTCCAGTTTGAATACGAGTTGAGCAAATAGATCCCCCTCCTATTCCAACTCGGATACTGTGTGCTCCAAATTGTGCTAATGCAAAAGCACCTGTATATGTTGCAACATTTCCTGCCATCAAATGAACTATGTGTCCATACTTGTCTTTTAGATTGTGGAGCGCAACGTGCATTAATAAGTGATCACCATGGGCTACATCGAGACATAGCACGCTAGCACCGGCAGATACAAGTTCTCTTGCTCTCTCTAGATAATCTCCAGTGATTCCAATAGCTGCGCCTACTGTTTTTATACCACCTTCCGATGCTTCCGATACCATAGTCGCCTGTTTATCAATAGAATTATATCTATGAATAATACCTAACCCGCCGAACTCTGACATCTTCTGTGACATTCTTGTGCCACACACAGTATCCATTGGGCTGGCAATAATTGGTACCCTAAGTTCAATCCCCTCCGATATCTCCGAAGATAATGTCACCTCGCTTCGTGATTTGATATCACTATATTGGGGCAATAATAAAATATCATCAAAAGTTAAAAGTGTTTCAAGATCCATCTTCTTCCTCCATAGTTTTTAGAAAACTGTTAATTACTTCTTGTGCCGTGTTCCAGCACGTCGGACAATAAAGCCGAACAGGATTATCTTCTTCTTGCTCTCTAACCACAACATTCCATGTCGTAGCCATTTCTTTATCATTCTTATCATATGCCGCCGTACAAGCAGTACACTCTTCAGGTAATTTACCGAACATGGCAACTTTAGCTGATAGTTCTTCGTTACTGTCTTTTCGCAATTGTGCTTCTTGGGCTCGTCTTTGTTTTCTATTCATCGTTGAAGCGCTCCCATACGGGGGTAGTCGTCCGCCCAACCCTCGGGCAGATTATTAAAGACTACTACTGCCGATGGGAATGGGGCACTGTTTGAGCTATCGCCAAACTTCAGACGACCTTTAACAAAATATACCAGTTCCGCCTTCATAACGTAGTCGTGCCAATATCTCGTATCTGTCCGTGCCGGGATCAGCATTACAACTTTTGTATTGGAGTCTTGCGACTCTTCATATGCCTTCTTGATCCATGCTTCAATTCCTCTACCATATGGAGGATTAACAAATACTGTGTGTCCTTGCCAACTTTTTGATAGTCCATTTTCTGGCTCGGTGTAAAAATTGTCGCACTTAGCATTGTGAGGGCTTGCACAAGGGTCAAGATCAAAAGGTCCAAACCTCCAATTTAATTTATTATAAAAATCTTGGGGAGTTGACCATTCTCCCGATTTGCTGGAAAACATTGTTTCCTGGGTTGCCTTGTTCATTCTCGCTCTTCCTTTGCTTTTGAATAAAATGTTATGAGATCGTGTTTCGATATACTTGGATTGCCAGCGGTGTCGTATTTTGGACTTTCGTGAAAATTCCAATTTATAGATTGCATTATGTGATAAACATCTTTAGTCTTTTGTTTTATATAATAGTGACTTTTCCAATCTCGTTTTTTCTGTTTAAAGTCTGTATAAACTTTACCAGCATTGCCCCCGACCCGCCTTACACAAAAGTCGGATTGCTGTTGTTGCGCTTTTGTATGCCCTAGAGTTGGTTTTTTAGTTTTTTTATCAACCTCAATTGAAACAAAATCAAAATCTTGACACACTATAGTTGTCTCAATTCTATCTCTTTCTATGTTTTTTCGTTCCCATACTTGAAACACTGTGGGGACCGCATATGACTCTCCAGAAGGTAAATAAAATGCATCTACTTCTAATATTTCTTGTTTAACTAAGTGAAAACCTGAATTTAATCGATTAATTAATGAAGGCTTTCTAAATGTTCTCGGCACGATAAAAGCAATACAATCAGAAAATTGTGCTGCATGATTAAAGAATTTAACGGCAAGACTAGAGTTTTTGCCGAAGGGGGGATTGCCAATAGTCAGAACCCCGCTCATCCTATTTGGAACAAAATCAAAGAAGTCTCCTTGTCTTATTTCAGATAAGGCTGGCTCTAAATCGATTCCAATTCTCTTATCTTGTGGTAATCTTTTTAAGAAATCCCCTGCGCCAGCAGAGGGCTCCACAATTAAATCAAACGTAGAACAATCAATCATTTCGAGAACTTTCTCGACGATTGATGGCTTTGTATAAAATTGATCTAGACTATGCTGCTTCGGCACCAAATAGCTCCTGCCTTTTTGTTTTTGTGATGCACCCATTGGGATACTGAATAGATAAATCTTGTCCTTTCTTAAAAACAACATTTACTTTGGGAAAGTCAACAATGTCACAAATAATATAATTCATATTTTCCGTTTTAAACAAAAACTGCTTCTCATCAAATTTGCGACCTGTACCAATCATTCCAGAAGGCATAAACTTACAGCCACTTGCTGTTGTAAAGTTCTTGGCATCATACTTTATGTTTTCATCATCCCTGTTAACATGATCGTGATCCTTACATCCCTTGATGTGTTTTAATTCGGGGAACCATGTTACCAATTGCGGTTCCAATAGATGCGAAGCTACGCGACCATCTTTAAATATCTCCACTAGAGCCTCGGTGGTAAGATTTCCAAACCCAAAAGTTCCAGTTAGATTAAATTTATAAACATTATTGAACTTAATTTTGCTCATCTGTGCTCCCCAAGGCTCCATCGCCTCGTTCACTGATTGTAATTGGATACCATCCATAAAGATCAGAGTTGGAAGTTTCCATTGCCCTAAATGAAACAACCGGAACCATTACAACCTGTGCAATTTTTGCATGGGGTTCGATTACCTGCTCCTTCGTACCGATATTGTGAAGGTTAACAAATAACTCTCCATCGTATCCGCTGTCCACTACGCACGCCCCCACAACGAGAGAGCGCATAGCCGCTATACTTGATCGGTTCTTAACCTCAAGCATATATCCGTGAGGGACGCCAAACTTTAGCCCCGTCGAGAGGATTGCACTTTCTCCTGGCTGGATAGTAACGGGTTTTTGCTCCTTGGGTGAAAAATAGACATCCAATCCTGCATCACTTGGGTTGCTGCGGCTTGGTGGGTGTGCGTTCATATGCACTCTATGATATTCAATAATCATTGTGTTGCTCCTTAATGTTTATATTATAACTGGGTTTTTGTTTGCTGTCAACTTAATAATCTAAAATTATGACGAATTGATCTTGTTGAGTAACCCCATGTTGGGTGATGATCTAATCTGGCCATATAAGGTCGATTAAGAAATAAAATATCACGATTTGAATTTACGCCCCAACATTTGATACTGGTGGTGTGCCCTGTGTCATCAATTACTTCAACCACCCAGTATTCCTTATTGTGTTTTGTCTTTCTCGGAAGAATCTTGCGAGGAATAAACCAAGTGAGTTGCAGTTCGGGATCAAACTCTCCAATTGGCGGAATGAACTTGTCTTCCAGTTTCTTTCTAATCTCACGATTCATTACTTCGCTCATCGGAAAAACACCAGTTAGCTCAACCGTATATTGAATTAACTCTTCTTCCTCAAAGTCTCCTTCTGGTCGATAAAGTTCAATATTATCTTCAAGTTGCTTAAGCTTTCTTGGTCTATCAACCGCAACGGCAGACCAGAAATGTTTTAATCCACTGAACCTTGAGTCTACTAAACTATTCAACGCACCAGAGCGAACCAGAACATCGACTGCCTTTTTGTTTAATTTAGAATAAGTAATGTTTTCATTAAATAAGAAATCTTCAATTGTTTCAAAAGAACGATTATTTAAGATCTGATCGATTGCGGCGTCTCCTAGACCCTTAATAGAAGTTAGCGGCTGAATGAGCGTGGAGCCATCTTCACTAATTTCCCAAACACGACCAGATGTGTTTATATCCAGCTTTTTGATATTAAAGCCAAAGCCTTTCGCAATATTGATCGCTTTTTCTTTTCGACTCTCGGGTTCTTTATCAAGAAATGCTGCCATCCACTCTGCCGGATAATGATAAGCCAGCCAAGCACATTGATATGAGAGCATAGAGTACGAGACGGCATGCGATTTATTAAATCCATAGCCAGAAAAATATTCAAACTTGTCCCAGATGCTTTGTGCGACATCCTGACGAATGCCCTTTTCCATGCAGCCTTCAATAAACTTTGCGTGGATTTTCATCTTGGCTTCATGTCCCTTTCCAGTACCCTTTTTGGTCAACAGTTTGCGAAGTTTGTTCCCTTCATCAAGAGAGAGATCTTTTCCAAGCTTATGGGCAAGGATAGCGATCTGTTCCTGAAAGATTAGGAATCCATATGTCTCTTGAGTGACTTCTTCGATCAAAGGGTGTGTGTATTTAATATATTGAGGGTTTTCCTTCGCATCAACATATTCATCATCTACGTTTGCCGATAGAGGTCCAGGGCGAAAAATAGAAGTAATCGCAGAAATATCAATAATGCTGGTAGGTTTTGCGCGTTTACAAAATGCCTGGGCACCTTTCTCAGTGAACTGAAAAATCCCTGCCCATTTTCCACTGTGGAAAATGTTCTTGTATACATCTTGGTTGTTTAGATCAATAACATCTGGATCCAGGTGCTTGCCATAGTATTCTTTGACATCGGCAAATGTCGGTTCTTGAATTCCATGGTGTCGCTTCAAAATATGTCGAATTGCACCGTCGAACATTGCCAAGGTGGAAAGACCAAGAATGTCAAACTTGATAAACCCCATTGGTTCAAGATGCCGAACATGCTGTCCTTCAGCCCAAGGTGTTTGTCTGATGCCCTTGCTATTAATAATGGGCATCCATTCATCTAGATTTTCACCCACGACGACACCGCCAGCATGACGCGAACAAGATCGTACCTGACCATAAAGAATATCGATATGATTAGCGATATGGGGATTCTTAGCCAAGAATGCTTGTAGAGTAGGCGAGTATTCTTTAACCTCCTCAAAAGTCGGGTTATATACTCCCGCCTTGATTCCGTGCGCTTTCTTTGCTGCTGGGGTTGCCTCCATGAGCATCTTGCCAGTAACTTCATTAACTTCTTTAAAAGGAATTCCATAGAACTTAGAAATATCTTTGATTAAAGAGCGAAGCTGAAGTGTGTTCCAATTTGAAATAGGAACGACTGTTGTATCGCCCCATTCTTTAATAAGCCGCTCTTTTAGCTCCATCGGAGCCGCAACATCATAATCAATATCGGGATAATCAGTGGCATCTGAACGTAGGAAACGCGAAAACAACAGTCCGTGTTTGATCGGATCAATTTGAGTAATGCCAAGAACATATGCTACCAGGGAGCCAGCGGCAGAACCACGACCTGGACCTGTGAGCATGCAGTCGTTTGCCCTGTCTGCAATTGCCTTCATTGTTAAAAAGTATTTGGGAAATCCTCGATCATCGATAACGCTAAGTTCGTGCCGTAATCTATCCATGTATTCTTGATTATTGTGCAGACTCTTGTTCCTAAGCCCTTCCAGGGACATATTAACCAGCGCTTGGGTGGCAGTGTGTCCAGCGGGGACAACAAAGTCTGGTAGACGTACTGTATTATCGGGAAGAAAATCGGTAATTTGTTGATGTGCGATTGTATGTGTATTTGTAATAGAAGCCAAAATAAGCTTATCGTCGTATTCGACGCCACACTCTTCTGAATACTTCTTATAACTCTCCCACATTTCATCGCCATTCTTTGGATAAAGTTCGTACCCAATCTCGTCCACAGAAATAGGAAGTTCGCTACTCATATAATCAGGCTGAAATGATGCTTTTCCAAGCCATCCCAGGCGCTTATAAAGCTCTCTATCTTTCCAGGCATCGCGGTTCGGGTAATGGCTATCAGCCGTGGAAATTAATCCAATTCCGAACTCCTTGTGCATCTGGATAATATATTTATTAATGATGTGCTGTTCTGGTACATTATTCCACTGAAGCTCTCCATACCAGCGATTTCCAAAAATGTCTATCATGCGTCGAGTTGTTTCGCGCATCGCTTCAAGAACAGCATCGTCGCCTTTGTCTCGATTTTCCCAATAGTTGCCAGAGTAAACGCCTCCCAAACAAGCCGAGGCAGCAATAACTCCTTCACTATATTTTGCCAGCATCTCATAGTCCATACGAGGATAGCGATAAAAGTTTTCACTCTTATAACTTTCGGATATTAATTTAAAGATGTTCTGCAAACCTTTTTGGTTTTGTGCGAGGAGGATAAGGTGGCGACGACGGCGTAGCATATCTTGGACTTTCTTGCTGGAGTTTTCATCCTCCACAGTGGCGGCGCTCAACTCACTACCGAGAGTTTTTGCACGCTTTTTGTCTTCAAGTGCCCTTGCGTATTCGTCTCGCCAATCAGAAAGAGACGGAAGGAAATACGCCTCTGTTCCGAAGATGGGCTTGAAATCCTTGCCCTCTTCTTTCATCTTCTTGGCGTGCAGCACTTGATGTGAAAGACCATTAGCATTACCGTGATCGGTTAGCGCCAATGCATCGCATCCGTTTTCATAAGCAAAGTCCATATGTTCACCAGGATACCCTAAAGCATCGAATAGTGAACCTGCAACACTATGTGCATGTAGCCCTACAAATGGGATTTTAGATTTTACTCTATCGCTCACCTTACCCTCCTCTTAATGTTTTTATATTATAACGCACGTTTGAACACAGTGTCAATCTCATTAACAATTTTATTTCGCACATCATTCTCAAGCTCCAATACTTCGAACACGCGATAGCGCATTTGACCAAGCAAAGTGGCAAGATGTTGTGTCTTGCTGTTTGCTTCCTGTAGTTGTTGAGTTAGGTTTTCAACCTGTGTCTCTAACTCACTCTTTGTCGTTGTCATTGTCTACTCCTATTCCATTCCATTCATGGTATTTAATTAGTCCCTCGAAAGGGCGTTGAATTTTTTTTGCCTCTTCGGACGCAAAAAAATTAATATAACTTTCCCAACTAGAGATGCTGTGGAACCAGTCCAACTCTTTTATGTTACTATCTTCTATTATAACAGGTTTGAGAACTTTGTCAAGGGAAAAATATCTTGCTGACCATCTTTCTTCGAGTGGCAGTTTTTCTGTTGGTATTTCAGTTCCAGAATTTTTCCAGGTTTTTGTTCCTTCTTTTCGTATTACCTGTCTGCATTTAATAAAATCTTCTGGACCGAATGAAAACCCTAAATATTCTCCATCTTTGGCTGTCTTCCCGTCATGGCATAGAAAAAAGTTATTTTCACTAGAAATTAAACTTCTGTGCTCTCGCGGAGCATCTTCGGGGTATACGCCAAGTGGAAAAGAGACATAATACTTATCTGGTGTTACCCATTTACTCATTTGTTTGCTTATCCA